TCCGCCACCACCAGTATTCGCTGTTTGAGTAAGCAGGGCTTGCCCATAACTTCCAGTTAAATTCAAATCTCCCCCAGTGCCTACTGACCCACCAGACCCAGCCCCAACACCGCCGCCAGTAGCCCCATTAGTTACGATACTTGTGATTACCTGAGTTCCCGAAGCTACTGTAGAACCCGTACCACTATTTCCAGGCGCGCCTGATACTCCCGTTCCACCAGTACCGATGGTTACGGTTAAGGTATTTGATGGCGTCAAACCAGTAAGCCATTTTATTCCTACACCACCTGAGCCTCCACCATAACCTCCGATAGTTCCTGCTGTGCCACCACCCCCAGCTCCTCCTCCAGCAATGACAGTTACTTTAACCGTTGAAACAGGAATGGTGAATGTTCCGCCGTTAGTGAATATTTGCTTTTGCGGTCCTACGCCAACCAAGCCGCCGATGATGTTGTCTACCGTCCATTGCGTGACGCTTGCGGAGTTCTGCACCACAAACTTGTAAGCTATGTTGCTGGAGAGCCAGATGTTGGCAAAGCCGCCAGCGTCAAGGATAATAGGATTTGCGTTAGGCGTTGAGCCAGTGGAATCGGTGAATGTCGCCAAAGGCGTAGTGGTTCCAGCCGCATAGCTAAATACAAAGCCGCCCGCGAGAGGCGAGCCATTGGCCGCGAAAAATTGCTGGTGGGCTACAGGAGCAAGGCTTACCGCCATTAGAATGCCCCTTTCCGCTTGCTGTAGATTATGCCATCAAGATTTGCGCTGATAGAGATGAATCGCACCATGCGCTCTAGCTTGTGGTGATGCGTTCGATGGAACAGATAAGCTAAGACTTCTTGCCCTGCAACCTCGGCGGTCAACATGGCCGTGATTCCCGCACAGGATTGCGTTGGCAGGAAATCCTCATGCCCTTTGTGGGTGACGTTGTAGCAGCTTTGCGCGCTGTCGAAGGCTGAGAGCGTTACGGCTGCGGCCAGTTCTATCTTTGCTGGGCGGTCATAGAAGCGATGCTCAAGCTTATGCGGTGGCGCTGTCATGCAGCAAAAGAATAAAATGGCCAAGTTCATTGGTTCCTAAGCCTTCTATTGATTTCATTCTTAGCTAGTTCATCGCCCCAATCGGCAAGTAATTTCAGCCTACCTAACGGCGCTTGCGTCAAGTCGCCAGCCCTTTTCAAATCTTCAGCGCTTGGCGTTTGACCCGGCTGGACAAGCTTCCTCGTTCTTGTAATCAAATCCTGCGAACTTCCAGCGGGTGTAGGCTCGGCAGGGACCAACCCACTCGGACCTTTGGTAAACCCGAAGGCTTCCGGCTGCTGTTTCATTGCCGCCATGATTTCTCTTCCGCGCATCTCATAGAATTTGGCCACGGAAGGCAGGGGCGCTCCCTTGGGCGGTTCAGGGATTCCAAATGCCTCCGGTTGCTGCTTCATAGCGGCCATGATGTCCTTGCCGTGATTGGCATAGAATTCATCTGCGGAAGGCAACGGCGCTCCAGTCTCCTGAAATTGCGGTCTGTTAAAGAATTCCATGACATCAGCTTTGCTAGGTACTTTCCCCCCGCTACCAGTGTATACTCCGCCCACCAACGCCCCGAGGTCCCCACCAAGCCCTGGCTGCCCAACTAATCCACCAACTTCCTTGCCTATAACCCCACCTCCAATCGCTCCAAGTATCCCTCTGGCTAGGGGATATAAAGGAGCCAAACTACGGGCCGCGATAGCTTCAACTCCCATGCCAGCAGTACCAATAAGACCGAGACCAGTGGCAGCGATAGGCGCTCCTTGAGCGATTTCCTCCTCTTCTCCCCCGCCAGGTGGTCGTGGTAATTTCTGAGTAAGCCTAGACCAAACTTCTTTCCATGAATGAGGCAGTCCCCAACCAGTATCAGGCTGCGCATCAAGTGGTGTGGCTTTGCTCATATCAAAAAGCGGTGTAGGCGCAGAGATAGGCGTAGCCTTGCTCATGTCGAAAATGGGGCTATTGCCCATCGGGGACAACTCCTAGGTCTTTGGTCCCTTGCGCGTTTGTGTAGTGCATCTTTCCATCTTTGCCTGGGACTTTATGAGTTGCTTCCGGTGGCGGTCCAGTGGGGGCCTTTGGCGTTGGCTTGCCTGCTTCACCGAGCGTTGTGACAGTCCCATCCTTGGCAAGTATCGGCACATCATGTGCATTGACCCTGCCGAGCGAGTTTGTGTCTGGGTCTTTGTGGAGCTTAATCGTGTATTCGGCTTGTTTTTTGTAGCTGTCGTATTTCACGTCCTGGTATTTGTCGATGAGTTCGCCTAAATCCTTGGAAAGCTGTGGGCTGAGAGGTCCAGTCCCTTGCAGTTGGCCGATAGAGCCGTTGATGCGCTCGACCAGCGAACCAGCTCCTTTCACATCAGCAAACACCTGTGGATTGACTCGCGCAATGTCGCCATTCGCTTTCATCTCAAACACAGCGGCGCCCAAAGGAGCAAGAGAAGCAGCTACCTGGTTGCCAGCAAGCCCTTGCGAAATGGCTGTCTTTACGGCATCGGCTTGGCGTGAATACTTCGCATAGTCATCGCCCTGTTTCTGTAGGTTCTCAAGCCCTTGTCGGCCGGTAGCATTGGCGCTTTCTGCTTGCCGTCCGAGCAGAGCACGATAGTTCGCCTGCTGTTGCTCATATTTGATGGCAGGAGTGACTTGGCCAGCCTGCTGTGTCTTGGTTATCGCTTCCTGTGTCAGCGCCGCATTCTTAGCCTTTTCAGATGGGACAAGTTCCGCCGCCGCCTGACCGCGCAACAATGCGCCTTGCGCAGTCTTGGCCTGTGTGGCTAATTCCTGTTGCTTCTGCGAGGATTGCACTACGCCATCAATAATCTGGTTCAGCTTGTCGGGATTGGCATTGATTTGCGCTCTGAGCTGCGCGGCCTCTTGCGGGTAAGTTGTGGCGATGTGTCCCAGCACAGCCCCGACAGCGGAAGGATTGTACTGGCCGGTCTGTGGGTCCTTGGAAGCTACTACGGCCTGTAAAGCCGCTCCCATGTAATCATCTGCTGCTCTGGCGTGGGCGTCACGCTGGGCAACGACCTCGCCTTGCGCCTTGTCCATTTCGGCAAAGGATTTCGTGATGCCAGGGATTAGTGAACCAGCCCCGCCAGCGGCTAGGTGTTGGAGTACGGCTTGCTGGTTGAATACCGGAGCGCTGCTGCTCGTTGCCCCGCCAGCGGCGGGTTGGCCCATGTTCGGCGTTACAGCCGCAGAGAAAGCCTCATTCAAAGTCTTGTTTTGCTGCAAGGCTATGGTCTGCTTCTCGTTCTCCAGTCGAGCATTTTCAAGCTGTTGCGCCACTAGCTGCCGCTGCTGAAGCTGCCCTTGAATCTGCAAAGCTCCGCTAACCTGATTTGTAAGTGGCTCAGGGCCTCGGATTTGCAACGCTGGAAAGCCGCCCATATTTTCCTTTACGGTGGTGGTATAAATGTTCCGCCATTGGCTGCTGCTGGGATACTACCAGCCGGAGCCAATGGATTCTGCTGGCCCAATAAACCACTAAGCAATGCATACTGACTAATGTTCCCTATCCCGCCCGTAACCGAATTAGCTAGGCCAGCATAACCCGAAGCTGTTGCTGCCCCTGCGTTTTGGAGCGAGTTTCCGACCTGTCCACCAGTCGAAGTGTTAATATTGGCGATGTTGGCCGAGCCTTGCTGCCCTAACTGGCCTAGCTGTGTAGTAGCGGTTTGCCCAGCACCCGCCAAGGCCGCTAACCTGTTAAACGTGTTTGCTTGGTTTCCTTGGAAGATGTTGTAGCGCTGCTGGTATTCGGTTAGCGCCCGGTTATAGACATTGGAGTATTCGTTGCTGGCATAGTTCTGGGCGTACTGCTCTAGGGCTTGGCCGGTATTGCCGGAAAGCAGCCCACCTTGCGCCGCCGCTGAGTTCTGGAGTGCTTGCTCGCCCTGCTGGAGTCGGAACTGGTAGCCTGGGTCATTCTGCTGAGTAGCTGCTGTGGGCGCTACGAATGGCTGATTGAAGCCCTGCAATAAGGAACCATAGCCAACTTGGCTGCCAGTGGCAGGAGTGCCTTGGGCATTGCCGACTTGGTTAGGTTGAGTGACCGCTCCAGGTGGAATGCTCCCACCAGCTTCATTCGCATAGCGCAAGCTATTGTAGGGAGAACCAGGAGCCGGAAGCGTTCGCTGGGCTGGCAGACCACTTAGCCCATTAACTGCTGGAGCGGCCCCTGGGGCCGCTGGTGCCCCTTGTGGCGTGATGCCTAGACCTGTCTCTAGCTGGCCGAGCGCACCACGGCCCGCTGCCAGCCAGGGAGCGAAATTGCTCTGTGTGGTATTGAACTGACCTTGCTGCTGGGCAAGAGATTGCTGGCCAAGGCTGTATTGCAATCCGGCTGCATTGGTGGCCGCTCCAGCTTGCGCCCCAGCCGCAGACGATGCCGCCGCCGCGCCGATTCCTGCGCTTGCGAGACCACCACCAACCACGGCGGCAGTAGTTCCCACGCCCGTATTAGTACCCTACTTTCATGCAACCATCACTTCAACAACTTCACAAAAAAAAAGTCAGACAGTTCAAAGCCTAGAAGTTTGAACATGGCAGTATGGTCCTGCTTGACCTTGCAGGATAGATAAGCCTTAGTGCAGCCTAACTGCCGCCAGCAATGCTCGACATAGAGCAATAGTTTTGCTCCGTAGCCCGTCCGATACCTGGGTTTCAGCCAGTACATATCGGTATACGCCATCGTGCCGGCACTGGCATAGTGCAGATGCGGCATCAGGAAGGAAACGAAGTAACCTACCAGCTCGCCATTGTCCCTGACCGTAGCGATGTGCAATGCGCCTTTCTCTTCCAGTTCTTCGTAGCGCGAGGCATCGAGGTCCAGCTTAATAGCATCCTGATTCATGGCCAGTTCTGCATAGTGCAGCGGGAACAACGGTCGCGCGTCGAAGAACCACTTAGCCAGCGGCTCTGTGGCAAACGTGACACGCCCTATCGCCTTCTCTGTGGCTACGGCTATCATGTAACCTCGGCCATCTCGTAGTGCCTAAGCAAATCGCCTACAGTCTCTATAGCGGTTAGTTGCTCATTGCTGATTGGCCCGAACTTCTCTCGCACGTCGAGCATAAGCTGCAAAAATGATAGCGAATCCTCGATTACTTGAGCGAAGCGAGTCTCAGGCGTGAGCTTCACGCCCAGCTCTCCTTCGAGAAACTCTAAAAGGCCACTAGCGCTATGCGTTTCCATGTCCCATTCCCAAGGTTAACATACAGGAAACTGCCATCCGTTTGCATTGAAAAAGGGATGTTAGCGATTCCTGCCGTAGCCGCTACCGAAGTCGCCGGCGCAGTAGACGATACCGGCCCCTCTACTCGTTGCAAAAGCCCATTGAGCTGCCGCTGCCAGGAATCAGTAATCTTGCCATCCTTGTCAGCAATGGGAGTGTTGTACTGGAACGGCGAGACTTTGGGCGGCACACTCATGCCATTTTCGCGTACTTGCTCACTAGACGCTCCTCCACTTGATATGCCGGGGTTGCTTTCAGGTAGCTGTCCACCACCCGCCAAGGAATAGGGTCGCTACAAGACACTTCATAGATTCTCTGCCGCGAACGTCCCAGCCTACGCCATACGGCTCTTGTCTTGTAATTCCCTGCCTGCCCTACACCAACGAAATACTGATTCGACCAGGTGCGCCCGCCATCATCTGACCAGCGGAGCATCAATTGCGGGTCGCGGGCATTGCCGCTGCCGTCCAGCAAGGGTGGAATCGGCCCTAGCCCAGCTTCTAGGTCCACTTGCATCTCGTGATGAAACACCCACTCTTTTTCTAGGTTGATATGCGGCGAGCGGCGCAAGCGTTGAATGGGGCTAACAATGCTGGAGAAGGCTATCACCTGGTCAGTCGTGAAATCTGCATTACCGATATTGTTGGGCGAACCTGGTATGCCCATATGATAGACATTTGGAGCGTTCCAATCGCCTACCAGATGTTGGTTGGTTTGCTGGATGAAAGCGTGACACCAGCTGCGATGTGCAGAAAAGGTTCCATCGGAGTTCAGAAAGGCTTTTTCATGCCACAATCCTGTGGCTGCATCGTAAACCCATGTAGCTCCTAATCCATTGTTCGCTGACGGAAAATAAATCTGATAGAAGCTGTGGCCCTGGTCCTGATAGGTATAGGCTACAGCGTCAGAGACCTTTGGATACCTCTGCATCGCAAATTCTACCGCATGGTTGCTGACACGCTGGGGGGTGTATCCATTCGCTCGCCACACCATTGCCTGTCCAAGCGAATCCCCGCCTAGCCAGAAGATAGAATTGTCCATTTTAGCCGCAGAGAATACTGCGGAGCAACCTTGCTCCATCAGGCTTCCCTGGATTACATCGAACGGGAAAGGACTATTCCCCGAATTGTAGTACACCACGGAGTTTTCCGAGCCGAGCATCCATACTTGCCGCTGATTCACAATCATGGCTATTACATTGTTTGGGAATACGGACACTTTGGCTGTGGATGTTCCTGGCCAAGTAGTGGCGTCGAGTAGGGCAGAGGCATACCACTGGCTGGATAAAGCATTGAGCGCAAGAAAGAAACCATCGCAATAGGCCACTTGGGAAACTGGCAAACTATTGAAGTTGGATTGTGCGACTTGAGTAAACGCCAAGGTTGTCAGATTATAGACATAAACACTACCACCACTAGCGATTAGAACCTGTGTTGGGCCAAACGCCATTGACACAGGAAGTTCGTCGTTAGCTAACGGTCCAAGCGCCACTCCATGAAAAGCCTGAAATCCCCCAATACTCAATTCGTATAACGTATTGCCGGATACCATAACTGCACGGCTTGGGCCAAACAACCCACCGGAGATAGTAACTACCCCTAAATTGTTAGCCACCGCAATTCCACGCACGCTTTTACCTGGCAGCAATCCGCCACCAGCAGCAAAAGCTGTATAATTAACAACAAGCCCCGGCGTCGGATACAGCGCATAGACTGATTTGCCAGCAGCTTCTAGGCGCTCTGGATACCAATTCAGGCAGCGCTCATCGTCAGCAGCGGGGGACTGCGATGTGTAGCTAGGACCGACAAAGCCAAAGCGAGCCATTTATGCTATACTCCTGATATGACTGAAACTTGGAAGCCCGTTGTTGGTTATGAAGGACTTTACGAAATCAGTGATTGCGGGAATATCCGCACTCTTTACAAAAACCCTCCACGCCTGCTTAAGCCAGGCACCGGGACATCCGGTTACCGGTACGTACAACTGACAAAGGACGGAACGTATCTGCCTAAACAAATTCACCGACTTGTGGTTGAGGCATTCCTTGGCGAAATCCCGGATGAGGTTAATCATAAGAACGGAATCAAGACAGACAACCGTTTGGAGAATCTTGAAAAGGCTACGCGTTCTGAGAACATACTCCATAGAGTGCGGGTGCTCGGTATTCGCCCCATCATCAATCGCGGGGAAGATTCCGGGAATGCCAAGTTCACGGAAACTCAGATAAGGACAATTAGGCGTATGTATAAAAACGGCTATTCGTATTCCCAAGTTGCAGCACAGTTCGGCTGTACTAAAAGTGCGATTTGTCACATTGTTAAGCGTAGGAGTTGGAGCCATATATAGCCATTCACCTGCGCGTCACGAACGTGTCGCTACGCCAATCAAAATAGCTTCTATCCGTGCCGCTCAAACCTGGGTCACAGCGAAGTACAGGCGCTCCGAGATTGATGTCCTTCAACGCTTCCAGCGAATTAGCGGCAATAGCTGTCACATCGGGCCGTAACGGTGTCCCTGGGAACTCCGCTGCCAGCAAGATAGCCAGGTTGTAGCGCAACGCTTGCGCATAGGCAGGCGGGAAAATGACATCAGTAGTCGCCAGGTCAGGAAATGTAGTTAGCGGATTCCATGAATAGATGACGCAGTTGCAAGCTAGGCCAGGGATTATCCAGAAGTTGAGCGTCATCAGCGGCGGGTTGCCTACAAAACCATAATCGGGATAGCAGAATAGCGGGTAGGAACCGGAGATATTTTTCACCCTCACATTGGCCCACCCGTCGAAGTCCAGCAAGGTGATAGGGATCTCGGATGGTTGAGTGGGATTGCTGAGTATCTGGCAGCCCATGCGCTGAATCTTGGCTGGGCGCGCCATGCTGAAGTTTCCGCCAGTGCCGAGGGTATAGGTCTGTTGGCCGAGAATGAATGGGAAGGTATTTATTGACTCACTGAAGATTTTCAGGCCGTCTGCATTCCAGGTGTCCAACATTTGCTGCAAAATCAGCAGCGCGTCGGCAGACTCCGCCCCTGATAAGGTTTCGCCGGATGCCACAATCCCCACCAGCCTCGCGGCGCTAGAGATGACATCCAGTGCCTTCAAGTTAAGCCCCTGTTCTTACCTCTTTTTGAATACTTCGTGGACGTGGTTCGCTGGCTTCAGGCCATGCAGCGCCGGCAAGGAGTTCCCGCTGGGCTGCTCTGCCTTGATAGCCGCCAGTTTATTGCGCCGTGAGTGCTGCGCAGCCTGTACCGTCTCGTCTACGCGTGCATTCCGTTCCAATGCAGCGGTATGATGATTTGCAGGCACAGACAGCTCATGCGCTGCGTCTACGGTGATTCCGCCTTGCTTGACTTGCGGCATCAATCCACCTCCACAACGCGCTCTGGCAGGTTCAGTTTGCCTGGATGGTCTACCCAGCCATTCTTGGCCAGGTGCGCTTCGTCCTTTTTGCAGTCTGCCTGGTCAATAGGCGTGGGGAATTGCGGGTCCCAGCCAATCGGCACAAAGCAGGTTGTGTAGGGATAAACGATGTTCACACCCTTATCTGAGCCGTGACCGGTTACTTGGCCTTGGTAGCCGTTCTCGATTGCCAGAGCATACGGCATCGGATAGTTGGGGTTTACACGGTCGCCCTTATAGATTGGCTCGGCTTCGGGGTCTACTTTGCCATCCTTGAGCTTGTGCTTGACCGCCAGCTTATACATTACCTTCGGATAGACAGCCCACTCTTCCTTGATTTGGTCAGCGTAGAGCTTGTCCGTGCCGGTGATGTATGGTGGTTTCGGGTCGTTCTGCTCCATTGCGCGAATCTGCGCATCGGTGCGGCCTGCTGAGTCGCGTGTTTCACGAATCAGCACCATTTCGTTGTTGCGTGGCTGCATTCGTACTACAGGCATTTATTTCTTTCCTTTCTTGGCCTTGGCTTTCTTGGCCTTCTTTTTAGTTCGCGGTGGCTTGGGCATATCGACGGAGAAATCGACTTCTTTGCCCTCTTCCAGATGAAAGGAGTCCACCAGCGAGTGCGTGGTTTCAAATGTTGCCGTTTCTCCGTTTTCGGCCTTGAAATACACTACGCGATTGCCGCTTGAGCCTTGAACCACCTTTGTAACTTTGAACTTCATGGCGGCCCCTCCTAGCTCCAGGTTCCCGTTCCAGTGGATGTCATTGTGATTGCACCGGGATTCACCACCACAACGAGATAATCGCGGAAGGATGTTGGAGCAACCGTATTGACTCCAGCTCCGCCAAAAGTCACGCCGGTCCCCGCTGCAAGTGTCAGCGTGTTGGTAATAACCGTGTTGGTCACGCGCAAGGTGTAAGCAAAACCGTTCAGGTTTTGAATCCCAATCAAGTTCTGAAGGTCTGCATACATCTGCGCTGCCGTGCGAGTGGTCAGAGTTCCTGGTGTAACTGCCGTGCTGACATAGAAAACGTCATCGGCTCCAGTAATGGCATTGGCTGGAAATGTCGCAGGCCCAGCAAGAGTGCTGGTTGTTATCTGCGACCCATCGGTCTGGATGATGTCCGTTACGGCGCTCTCATCGAACGCGCCGCGATGGGTGATAGGCATCGGTTAGCCTTTCCGCGACGGATACCACAGGGCCGCGCCGCTTGATGTGTCGAGGATGAAATCAATGAACGTTCCGGCAGTCAAAGCTGCGACCGTCCCGGCAATCGCAGGTCCAGTGCCGCCGCCGCCAGTCGCCCACGCTGCCGTGGAGTCGGTGATGATGGTGACGCGCGTGCCGTTGACGTAGTTCTCTTCCGAGTTTGGTCCGCTCTGCGACAACAATGCAGAGGTCGGCGGTTGCATGTTGGTAATCGAAGCCGAGCCGCTGACATGGAACAGCGAGCTAGGGCAAATGATGCTGGCAGCCGAAGCAACAACCGGCCCAGCGGTCTGGAAGCCAATATCCGGCTGAACGATTTGAAACGCCTTGATTGCTGGTACGAAGTTCAGGAAATCAGTGTTCAACCCAAAGATGAACGGAGATAGTGCCGGATGAGGCATGGCGCGAGTGCCGAGCATCCCGCGCTTCACGTTTACCACTACACCGCTGACGCTGATAATCTGCATCATTTCCTGGTCAACAAGCAGATAGGTCTGAACGCCAGTGCCGGGATTGGTGGCTGCCTGGAAGATGGATGCGGTCACGCCCGTCGCGCTGGTCAGCGAGAAAGAAGTGTCCGTTGGGAGGACTGCCGCTACGATTGTGGAATAGGCAAATGCCATGTCATGTCTCCTTTACGCCATGACCCTACAGGCCGTTTCGCCGTAGAGTGTCGCCCAACCGTAGAGAACATCGAAACGGCCAGGGAGCCTATCGCTATTTATGTCGTATGCCTTAATATACCTCATTGATAAACCAAGCTGGTCGCTGGACTTCCGCTCGGCCATGATGACTCCACCGGTTGGCAGAACCATATCAGCCATGCCCAAGGTGAAGCTGCCTTTGTGGAAGCACAGACCTTGCGGTGAAGCAACGCCAGCCGCTCCGAATACGTTGATGGAAGCGCCAGCACCAGGAGCCGCCACCACGTTCTGGAACGGCCCAGAAAGCACGATGGCCGGGAAGATTGGCACGGTGGCCGCGCCGCCCGATGAGGTTACGTCTGCGGTTACAGTAAAGCATTGCAGCGAGCCGGTGGAAGTCTTTTCCTGCGGGTTGACCGAATAGCAGCCGGTCGTGCCTGACCCGATGGTAAAGACATTGCCCTTTTTGAACAGCGCGGTGACAGAACCAGCATTGGAAAGCACCAGGGATGACCCAGACTGCCCACCAGCGTTGATGGTGATGGTTGTCGCGCCGTTCAAGGCTCCCACAGTGTTGATTGCTACGTTCTGGTCCATCGCCCAGGCCGCGCCAATCGCGTAGCCCATGTATCCTTCTTCGTACTGCTCGCGGATACGTTCGCTGGACTGGAACAAGCCTTTCAGTGCATCAACGATGGGAGGTTCCATCGCCTGGTTGATGATAATCGCGCGCGGCGTCTTGGCCGCAGCGTTGTCATTCAACTTCTGCATGGCTTGCAAGTAAGTGAGCAAAGCGTTCGGTGGAGTGCCGGGAGTTCCTACCGCATTGGCCACGTTCAAGTACTGAAGCAAACCATCTGCGTCAATCTTATTGGCTATGCGCGCCATCGCCGGCTTGAGGAACCTATCGGCAAAGTTCTCGATGTTCAGGGTGAAATCTTCCGAAGTGAATGTGGTGTCTACGCCAAACTGCGTGGTAAGCACCAACTGGACTACCGTTTCGATTGCATCTTCCGTGCTCAAACCTTGCCCAGAACGGCCTGTATATTTGGGCGGCTTGCGAATGTTCAAGATGGTGCCGATTTGAGCGCCCTGCTTGGCGAAATCCTTGTCATACTCGCGCACCACTTCTTTGGTGAACGTCAACTCATTTTCCAGCACAGGCAACGATTCGAGCGTTACCATGCCAATCGTCAAAAGTTGGTTCAAGGAGCGTCTCCTTCCTAAGAATAGAAATCAGTTTCGATTTCCGTCCCTGGGCGGAGATGCGTTTGGCGCGAGTGGGAAGCACCAGCGGGGAGTGGTTCTACTGGCCGCGATAGGCAGCCGCATGAAGCATGTTGGCTTCAAGTCCTCGACGTTACAGTACGACAAAAAATGGCAATGTCAAGCGAAATCTAACGTGCTGACCGTCCATTACGCCTCTGTTGCTTGCGCGCTCGGATATACCCGTCATTGTCCGTCTCAGCCAATTCCTGCAATGTTGGGGCATTCGGGCTGGAATTGCCAGCCAATCTGATTCCTGGCGGCTGTGGCGCATTGGATACAAAGTCGCTGGGCTTGACCGCCAGCCGCTCCGCTATCTTGCCAATCTCGATGACTTGCTGGAAATCGTCCATACGCATCAGGTTGCGCGCTGCGAGGTCGTTCTCAGGCTTGGCCAGCCAGTAGACTACTTCCGGCGCTGCAAGTTTGGTGATTGCCTGCCTAGCCTGCTCTGACATGGTAAGACCACGCACATGAGCCGCTTGCAGAGTGTCATTAAAGTCTGGATGGCTGACAACGAAGGCTTTGCCACGCTCGAGGAAGCGGTCAAACTCCTCTTGCCGCTTGGTATCTGGCGCTGGTGCTGCTGGGGTGACAGGTGGGGTAATTGCTGATGCTGCTGGGCGCTGTTCAGCCGCCCATAGTGCCATCGCTGCGTGGTACTCTTCGACATCCGTAAAGTCGGCCATCTTGGGCCTTGGCTTAGGCTCCGTACTAGATGGCTTAGGTGCTTCGACTGGTACTTTCTTGGCTAGTTCCTCAGCCTTAAGCTTGGCTTCCTTGGCTTCTGTTTCCGCTTTGGCTGCTTTCTCTTCCGCTTCGTGCTTCTCACGGGTTAGCTGGTCGATGCGGGCTTGCTTGCCGCCCCGCTCGCGCTTCTTCTTCTCATCGCGCACCGTCAGATAAGCGTCTACTGCTTGGCGGTCGGCATCTGAGCCAGGTTCCGGTGCTTTGGCTGGCTCTGTAGTGGATGGCACTTCCACTACAGGCGCGGGAGCCGCTACAGGTTCAGGCACTATTACTGGCGTCTTAGGTTCCTCTACAATCGTAGGAGTTGTGCTCATTTAGACCCTCATGGACCGCATTGATAATCGAGTACGATGCTTACCGCCGTCGATGTTCCGGTGAACGTGAACACAACCGAGGTCGTCGTCGGTGTTCCGGCGGTGACATTGGTGAAGTCGGTGAACGCGCCCGCGCTGTCAAAAGTCATCGTGCAACTTGCTGGCGCAACAAGAAACGGCGTCGGGAAGGTGAGCGTCAGAGTCGGAGTCGCGACGCCCGCCGCTCCGGTGATGGTGAAACGCCCTCGGTGCGAATCGCTTCCGACTGCGACGCTCGCGACGCTGCTTGTGCCCCAATTCGACGTGAGTCCGACGTTGCCGGTCGTGAGCACGGTCCCGGTGATGGAGCAAGAGCCGAATAGCGGCCCGGTAAAGGTGTTTGCTACCGCGCCTGCGGTGTAGGTGTTCCCGCAATCATCAAAAACTTTGTCCGTCGCGGCAGTCGTGATGATGTGATTGTTCGTCCCGCCGTTGGCGTTGAGGATGGTATGGTCAAGATGGACAACGTTGCCGCCGCCGAGAATGAGCACTTGGCTCGCGGCGCTCGTGCCCGATGGGATAGAGAGAGTGCTGCCGTGAAAATTCAGGTTCCCTGAATTGACGTTACACGCAACCGCTGAAATGGCTGCAGGCGTGCTGTTCCCGTTGCTGAACAAATCTCCCCACGAGTTGAAGGTTGCCCCGGAAGCGAAACAGTGAAGGACCGCAGAACCTGTGTTCATCGGCCCCATGTACTGCCCGCCGTAGGAGTTGAATGTCCCGCCGCTGACACCATCTAGGTCAGTAACGAAACCGCTTGAACCGAAGCAAAACAGTCCCATTGCAGTAAGGACGTTGCTGGCCGGTAAAATGTGGCATGGCACGGCTCCGAATGCGCTCACGTTGACATTGATGATTGTCGAATCGTTGCACATGAGCGCGCCG